AAGGTAGATTATGAGTATTCTTGACAAGATTAAGAAAAATAGTAGTATCAAAGAAGCCGCCATTTTATCAAAGTCCAAGTTTTTTACGGACAAAGATATGATACCAACTTCTGTGCCAATTATCAATGTGGCACTATCTGGTAAATTAGATGGCGGTTTAACACCAGGTCTTACAATGTGGGCAGGCCCATCAAAACACTTTAAGACCGCATTTTCACTTTTGATGGCTAAATCTTACTTGGACAAATATCCTGATGCTGCCTTATTATTCTATGATTCAGAGTTCGGTTCCCCACAATCTTATTTCGAGTCCTTCGGCATTGATCCAAATCGTGTGCTTCATACTCCTCTTACAGATATTGAGGAATTAAAATTTGACATTATGCAACAATTATCTAATCTTGAAAGAGATGATAGATTAATTATTGTTATTGATTCTATTGGTAATCTTGCTTCAAAGAAAGAAGTTGAAGATGCACTAGAACAAAAATCTGTTGCTGATATGTCAAGAGCAAAACAAGTTAAATCATTATTCAGAATGGTTACACCACATTTAAATCTTAAAAATATTCCAATGATTGTTGTTAATCACACATATAAAGAAATTGGTATGTTCCCTAAAGATATCGTTGGCGGTGGCACAGGTTCATATTATTCTGCTGATAATATCTTTATTCTAGGTCGTCAGCAAGAAAAAGAAGGCACAGAAGTAATTGGTTATAACTTTATTATTAATGTGGAGAAATCAAGATATGTTAAAGAAAAAAGTAAGATACCTGTTACCGTTTCGTTTGAAGGCGGCGTTAGCCGTTGGTCAGGTTTACTTGACCTTGCGATTGAAGGCAACTTCGTTGTTAAACCTTCAAATGGTTGGTATTCGCAGGTTGATACGGAAACCGGTGAGGTGGTTGAAAAGAAATACCGCATAAAAGAAACAGACACTAAAGATTTTTGGATGCCAATCTTATCAAATAAAAAGTTCCGTGAATTTGTTGAAAATAAATATAAAGTGGCATCAGCAGAAATTATGCAAGGCGGCCATGAAAATCTTTTTGCTGAAATTAAAACAACTAACGGAGTAGAAGATGATTGAAGGTGTTGATTATTGCTTCATCTATCCAAAAGAAGATCCGAAATCGGTCCATGTAAAATTTTTAGATGGACCGTATAAAGATACACTATTCAAATATGGTAAAGTAAAATTTGAAGAAAAAAATGAACAAATGTATTTACTTTTTGCGTATGATGTGTTAGAATCCAAGGTAAATAAACCAAAGATTTTGGAAAAAGATGATAAATTTAAAAACTATATTGGTGACTTGCTTGTTGAAATCATGTCATCAAACATTGAGCAGGATATAACTGATGAAACTGGAACAAACGATATTAAAGAATCTAATTTACAATGAAGACTATTTACGAAAAGTATTACCATTTTTAAAGGCAGAATATTTTGCTGACAAATCAGAAAAGATTATTTTTGAAGAAACAGAGAAATTTACTACCTCGTATAATGCCGCACCGACTATCGAGGCTCTTTCAATCGCTGTTAAGGAGAAATCAGCACTCACAGCTGAAGAAGTTGAGAAATCTGAGAATCTTCTCAGCGAGATTCGCAAAGATAGCCAAGATAAAACGGAGATACAATGGCTAATTGATAAGACTGAAAAGTTTTGTCAAGAGAAAGCCGTCTATAATGCCGTTCTAAATTCAATTACTATTCTTGACGGCAAAGATAAAACTCACGATAAAGGCGCAATACCTCAAATTCTTGCTGATGCATTATCAGTATCTTTCGACAGAAATGTTGGTCATGATTATTTGGAGAACTCCGATGAACGATATGAATTCTATCACAGAAAAGAAGAGAGAATTCCATTTGATTTGGAATACTTTAACAAAATTACGAATGGCGGTCTACCGTCAAAGACACTCAATATTGCTTTGGCTGGAACAGGAGTCGGTAAGAGCTTGTTTATGTGCCATGTTGCCGCTTCTTGTATGGTACAAGGTAAAAATGTTTTGTATATCACACTTGAAATGGCAGAAGAAAAGATAGCAGAACGAATTGACGCTAATCTTCTCAATGTAACACTAGATGATTTGAAAGAATTACCTAAAGATATCTATGACAAGAAAGTATCTAAAGTCAGAGATATGACTACAGGTAAACTTATCATCAAAGAATATCCAACCGCTTCAGCATCATCAATTCATTTCAGGACTCTACTCAATGAACTCAATCTCAAACGTAATTTTATTCCTGATATTATTTTTATTGATTATCTTAATATTTGTTGTTCCGCTAGAATCAAGCCTGGCGCCTCAATCAACTCTTACACATATGTTAAAGCCATTGCTGAAGAATTACGTGGTCTTGCCGTAGAACAAAATGTTCCAATCGTATCAGCAACTCAAACAACAAGAAGTGGTTATACAAGTTCCGATCCAGGACTTGAAGATACTTCCGAATCATTTGGTTTACCAGCAACTGCCGATTTAATGTTCGCTTTAATCTCGTCAGAAGAGCTAGATGAACTTGGCCAAATTATGGTTAAACAATTGAAAAATCGATATGCTGATCCAACACATTATAAGAGATTTACAGTTGGTATTGACCGTGCTAAAATGAAACTCTATGATATTGAACAATCTGCTCAACAAGGTATTGCTGATGCCGGCCATGGTCATCAAAAACCACAAACGAAGAAATTTGAAGGCTTCAAAGTATGATAAGTTTACAAAGAGAAGACGCTTTACATTGTTCTAAAGTATTCCAAGATTACTTTGATAATTTTGAGAATATTGAACAATACATGAGAGATGAAAAACTAAAGCATGTAGAAAGTATTCCATCATCTTTATTTCCACCAGAAGATGATTTGTTTTCAGACTTCACTATGCACCCAAATGATATGGATATTGAAGTGTGTGAATTACCAAATCAAACATGGGAAACATTATTGGCAATAACATCATCTCATGTTAATAAAGCACCAGTTGGCAGAAATATACAATTGGCAGTCAGAGAGAAAAACACAGGAAAGATACTAGGATTCATTCGTTTAGGTTCTCCAGTCATTTATATGAGACCAAGAAATGAAATGCTAGGACAAGTGTTCTCGCAAACAACGGAGGGTGCTAAACTCTTTAATGACAGCAGTATTATGGGTTTTGTGATTGTTCCATCTCAACCATTTGGTTTCAATTATCTAGGTGGTAAATTACTAGCTGCCATTTGCACATCACATACCGTTAGAGAGATTGTTAATAAAAAATATGGTATGAATCTATGTCTATTTGAAACTACCAGTCTTTATGGTAGTAGTAAAACGGTATCTCAATATGACGGTATGAAACCATTCATTCGTTTTAAAGGTTTAACTGATTCAGATGCTGTGCCAATGATGCATGGTGAAAGATATAACGACTTGAAGACTTTTGTTGAAAGTAAAGTTGGTGATATATTAGAAGGTGAAGAATCATCTACTAGTAGAAAGTTAAGAACATTTACCAAGATTATTGCTATGACTAAAGCCGCATTAAAAGGAACACCAGAAGGTGATATATTCTTAAAGACGATTGAGAATGCTAAAAGTCTAACAGAAAAGAAAAGATATTTTGTTTCTGATTATGGTTTTAAGAATATGGTTGATTTTGTTAATGGTAAAACAGATACATTAATACCTGGTGAAAACTATGAAAAGCATGAATTAAACAATATTGTTGCTTGGTGGAAGAATAAAGCATCTAATCGTTATGATACATTGAAAGCAGAAGGTCGATTAAGAACAGAACTTGAAGTTTGGACATCTGGTAAAGACATACAAATTATTAGATAAATACTTTTATTTGGGTATAATATGGCCAGTAAAGATACAGACCTAGCAGAAGCATCACAAGCCCTATTTTGGATTTTGTGGGTCCTGCGAAAGTTGATAAATTTTTTGATTTAGAAAAATATAAAACATATATCACATTTAAAGATAATTGGGAAAAAGATAAATTAACAAAATCTACACCAATTCAATCTATCTATGACAAATATGTTGTAGCAGGAAAAACAACATTTAAAGATATTGAAAATTTTTTAACTTATGGGAAAAGTGCTAAATTAGCAGATTCTTGGTATAAATCATCTGTATTAATTGCTACAAAATTAATTAAAGATATCAATACAATAAGTCAGAAATTTTCATATGTAAAAACATCTAGTTGGAAATCTATTATTTTTGGATATGCTCATCAAGATGATGCTATTATGAATAATATCCAAAAGTTGTTTTCTGAAGCAAATAAAAATCAGAAAGCTTTAAAATCT